CAGTAGCATTAGCATAACTACTATCTGAACTACTATAAAAACCACCACCTTGATTAGTACCAGCTTCATAAGCAAAATAACTACCATCAATTAATGTACTTACTTGTCCATTTTTTTCAACAATTACAAATTCTCCACCATCGTGAGATAATCCACATACTCTTTCAAAACTTTGTCCACTAACTAAATCTCCTGCCCAACTACCAGTGCTTAAAACTCCTGATGTACTATCTCCATAAAATACATTTCCATCTTGTGCTCTTATAGATCCATTAACATCAAGCTTATGTCCAGGAGAGCCAGTTCCAATACCAACTCTTTCAGTTGAAGCATCAACTCTAACTAAGTTAGTATCAGTATCTCCCTCAATTCTTGTATCGCTATCGTGTCCACCCTCATTAATTGTTACTCCATATTGAACTGACATTGGAGAACTAAATGATGTATTACCATAAATGCTATGATTACCAGATCCATCTATTTGATACCTTGCAGTTTCATTTGTTCCTAATACTAAATTTCTTGAACTTGAATTGTGATATATGTGCATCGCAGAACCATCTAATGCTATACCACCTGTATATCCATTACCCTCTACTTTAAATTGTCCATCTGAACTTGCTGACATAGATATATCGGTAGCGTCTTTTACGTGTAATTTAGCAGTCGGATTTTCTATTCCTATACCTATATCGCCACCACCCTCAATCATTAATAAAGCGTGACTACCTTGTGCTACTGAAGTATCGTGTGAAGCAGTTGATGTCTTTCTTGTTACAGCCCAAGCATCATTTGCATATAATGTTCCAGTAAAATATTCTATATCACTTGCTGCATCGTGATGATACATACCTTGTCCACGATAACTTGCATCTGTTGCTGTTCCACTAAATACAATAGCACCTTGATGATGCCCTGCACCAGCACCACCTATATAAAGTTCAGTTGCACCTGTTGAGTAAAATCTTGCACTTCCACTTAAAACATCTAACTTGTGTGCTGGTGATGTAGTATTTATACCAACATTTCCACCAGTTTTAATATAAAGATGACTTGTTCCTGAATTATTTCTAAAGTTCATATTACCAGCGTCTCGTTGTACAAAATTCAAATCGCCAGTAGTATTAGTTATATAGGTGTTAGTTTCATCGTGTCTTATTGTAAAATCAATACCACTACCTACACCAAGTCTTACATTATCAGGACAATAAACATATCCAGTAGAACTTGTTTCATACCACCTCATCATATCTACACCACCGACATTCATATAAACTGAATCAGCAATATTTTCCCACATATAAGTATTGCCACCACCATCTAAGAATAGTTTCTTAGTTGCAGCTAATCTTGTGTCTTGTAATAAATCAATAGATGTTGCTCCACCATCAATAACCATATAGTTCATATTTCCACCACTACCATCATCATTGCTAAATATAATATCTGCATCAGTGGCTTCGTTTCTTATCTTGGTATCGCCATTAGCATTTCTGATATAAAAATCATCATTAGTTGGCTCATAGTAAAGATAAACATCAGAATGAGAACCAAAGTATGCTTTTATGTCATCTCCAAAGAATGTATTTTTATAAAAAGCATTATAATTACTGGCTTCGTCCATAACCATCATAACATCGCCACCTACAACAAAATCTAATCTGTCTGCACCTTGTTCATAAATATAAGTATCACTACCACCATCTAAATAAAGTTTATCTGTTGCTCCTACTTTAAGGTCTCCTGTTATGGTTGCGTGTCCATTAGAATCTTCTACTACTACTCTACTCCAAGTAGCAAAAGCACTACTCACAGTAGTAGTACCTACATAAAATTGTTCATTGTTGTTGTATCCAAGAGCTATAGCTCCCCAACCACCACCTGAATCTCTATTTGCAATTTTGTTAAAGAAAAAATAATTACTTGCAGGCATACCTTTATCAGTTCCTAAATTAGTATGCATCATTTTAGAATAACCAACAGGCAACGCTGCGTATTCTGCTGCTGTATCAGTAGCACTATCTAAACTTCCATTTCCTACAAGTCCTAAATCTCCTACATCTAAATTAAGTGTAACACCACCACTATCACCTCCACCTGAAAGTCCTGTTCCAGCAGTAACTCCTGTGATATCTCCTGCGCTAGTTGCATATCCATAACTCTCAATCTTTTCTTTAATAGCTCCAGAAGTCATTAAGTGATCATCAGCATCAACGAACTCTGAGCCAATATCAATATCATCAACTGCGTGTCCACCAAGTGTAATACTACTTGAAAAAGTTTTAGCACCACTAAATGTTTGTGTTCCTGATAGATGAGCAGTATCTGCGTCTAGATATGCACTTGCGATAACACTTCCGTTCCAAGTACCATTAGTTACTGTAGCAAATTGCATATTAGCATAAGCATCTCCGTCAGTTAAAAAACGAAATACATTTGAATTATTTACTATTCTATCATAACCAGCATAATTACCAAGAGTAAATCCATCAGTTCCAGTTGAAGTAACTCTATTACTAAATGTTATTACCCCACTTGCAGTATCTGTAGCATCACTTCTTAAAAATGAACTACTTTGAACTCCGTCAAGAGTATCAGCGTCTAGTCCACTACCACTTCCGTCATTACCAGAGTTCCAAGATTCTACTGTAGACGCCACTACATAATTAGCTGGTTCTGAAGTAACAGTATCACTTTTTACTTCAATACTTCCGTCTGATATTATAGCGTGTGCAACTACTTCAGCATAATTGTTTACTTTAATATAAATATCTGTTGCTGTAGTGCTAACATCTACTTGAGCAGCTTCTAAAATAACTGAATAGGTTGAGTTAGAATGGTCATAATATATTAAATCATAATCATTGTCAGCATTTAATTGACCAATGATATATCCGTATGCACCTAATGTTCCGTCAGAATAACTTGCCCTTCTACCTGATAAATGTATAGAAAATCTTGTTGAATGTGTTGCAGTAATAGTTGCTATTTTTGCCCAAGTAGTACCTACTCCTCCAGAAGTGCCTGTATTATCAACTGCTCTCCAAGTGTATGAACGAGCATTACCGTCAGATGTGATTCCACCAGTTGATTCAACAACTCCAGCTGTAGTAAATCCAGCAGCTGTTATTGTTCCACTTGTAGTATCGTTACCACTATTTATTAAAAAAGCATCATCTACATTGAAAGTAGTGCCTGATAAGGATATGTTTGTTCCTGCTGAATAAGAGCTACCACCAACTTCTTGCATGTTCCCATTACCACCGCCTTGACCATCATTAATATATAATTTATTATTTGTATAGTCATAAGCTAGCTCGAAAGGCCAAACACCGTTTGACCCATCAGCACCTGCTACAGGTGTACCATCACCACGCTTTATCTTTAAACCGTTAGCCATTATATCCTATTAGTTGGCGTATGTACCGCAATCCCAAGCAATGTTTGTAAGAGTAGCACTATCTAAATTAGATACAAGAGTACCTTTAGTAAATCCACTCATATTGCCTGTAGAACTTGCTGTTGCTGTTGTAGTTCCTAAAGTCCATTTATCTGCACTTTCATCCCAAAATAATGTAGCATTATCTCCTGTAGAACCACGTTCTATGATAAGACCACAGTCGTTTGCATTACTTCCTGCTCCACTATTTAATTCCATTAATGGATCATCTAAAGTGGTATTAGTACTGTTTACTGTAGTAGTTGTACCATTTACTGTTAAATCTCCAGTAACTGTTAAAGCTGATGCAATAGTAATACTATCTGCTAATTTAGCACCAGTAATTGCATTATCTGCAACGTGTGCTGTATCAATAGATCCGTCTACATATTGATCACTATCTACTGAATTAGCTGACATGTGTGCTAAATCAACGGAACCATCAGTTATATGTTCACTGTTTACTGCATCATCTGCTAATTTTGCTCCAGTAACTGCATCTGCTGCTAATTCTGCTGTTGCTACACCCAAATCTTTAATTTGAACTGCTCCACTATTTACTACAAAATTATTTGTAGAAAAAGATGCCTTACCTTTAACACTGTCTGTTGCGTCAGGTGTTAAAATTTCTAAGTCTGTTACTGTTATTGTATTACTTGCTGTTTTTTTACCAATATATAGTTTAGCAGCAGTATTATCCCATGCTAATTCACCATATAACAAAGAGGTTGGTGCTCCAGCACTTGCACCGTATACGCTCTTTTTAATCTGTAATGTATTCGCCATTATTTATCCCCTTATGGTTGATAGCTACCGCCATCTATTGTTTCAGTGTCTAGCACTACTCCGCTAGCAACACTTATTGTTGTTTGTCCACTAGACTCTGAAGTAGAAATACCTGTTCCTGCTACAATGTCTGATGAAAAATTATCTGCTTCTGTTATAATCACATCAGCAGATCCATTATCATATTTAAGTTTATTTCCATCGTAAAATACTAATTTAGTATATACGTCTTTAATTTTATTTGGTCCTGTTAATGTTCCGCCCATTATGTTGTCACTCCTATATCGTCATATGTTGGTTCACTTACACTTGATACATCACTATAACTAGCATCGCTAGGTATAGAAACATTACTAAAAGTATATATACTTCTTGAAACGTCAGTATAAATACTACTGCTTGGATCAACTATAGCTGTTAGACTTACATCTAATGGTATTGATACGTCTTCAAAACTACCATCAGTATTGTCATTAAAATGCTGTACCAATGAATTAAATGATACATTGATATCACTTAATGCAGATAATCCAAAGTTTCCTTTTTTCCAAGTATTTGCCATTACATATCATGTTGTATTACAGAACGCATTCCTGTTATACGTCCTCTATTTTTAAATGCTTTTCCTTCTTTTATTCCTTTTTCAAACTTTTTATCAAAGTACATTGCATGACCCATTCCATCTGGATATTGCTCATATCCTAAGGCAATAGCCTTATCTACTAGATATTGATGAAATTGTGTAGGCAATTCACTCTGTTCTGTCATTGCAGAACTACCAGAGTCTAAGGTATTAAAATGGTCTGCTTTTTTATGATAGTATATTGTAATAGTTTTCACTTCATCTATTGATGAGAATCTATCTTTTGAGCTTTTCAATGGATCTAATAGTGCTATTCCAATAGAATCACGTTCAACCCACCATACATATTGTTTTGTTTTTTTATGATATATTTTATTGTATGATGTCATTATGTTAAATCCCTATATTCAGGTCTTCCTACTAATCTAGAAATTTGTACTGAATTTCCATCAGAATCAACTTTATCTACTGATTTAATTTCTATAATACTTTCTTTTAATCCATAATATCTTTGATTTACAACTGTATCAAATTGAGTAGCTTCATCTAACATAAGAGTTCTAGAGCAAAACTCATCTGATGCAGAGTTTAGTAAATGAATTATTTCATTAGTCCCGAGGTCCGAATGGTGTTTCTTAACACTATCTATCATCTGTTGCAACTTCATCTTCTTCTCCCATTATTTGTTGTGGTATGTAACTTTGCAAGAAAACAGCCATTTCTTGTTGAACTATTTGATATTGTTGAATAAGCCAATTATAATCTTGAGTTACTTCTTGAACTGACATTTGATATTTTTGTACAGCTTCAGCTACTTGAGCAGAATAAGATTCTACTTCAGTTTGATAGTTTTGTATTTCGAGTGCTTCTTTTTGAGTACTTATCTCTGCTTGTTGAATCTTTTGCTGTAGATCTGTTTGGTAAATATTTAATTCTTTTGTAAACTCATTTAGTTCATTTTGGATATCTAGACCGTATTTTTGTACTAATTGAGCTTGTTTTTCTAATGCTACTGCTGCCATTTCTGGATCTTCATCTGTAATCCAATCATCTACGCCTGTACTTCCAGCTGCATAATCTGTATCAGAAGATGGTTTACTATATGTAGGAGCAGTTCCTAAACTACCTACAGTAACAGTAGATACTGATGCAGTGCTTGGAGCACTTATGTCATCTAAACTTAATGCAATAAGAGTGGCATTTTTAACATTCAAAAGCTTTCTAAGTATTTGGCTTGCTGCATATAACACTACCCCTCTATTTAATTCTGTTGGAAAATTAGAAATACTACTATCTCCATGTGCTACCGAAGAATCTGGTGTAATATGTTTTACGGTAGCTGTTTGATTAGCTGTAGGTTCTGGTATAACGCTTAAAATATTATTAGCTACATAATACTTAGGATCTAATTTACTAGTATAATATATGCTATTAACATCTGAATACTGACCTGCCTTATACTCAGGTATTTCTAAACACAATCTAAGCTGACCACTACTATCTGCGTCTTTTCTAGTCACACTAACAATACTTAATACATCGGTCAAAACAAATTGCGGTGAAACATTATTTAAAGTAGACGACTGAGTTAACCTATTTTTCATATCAGGATTTCTCATTACAAGTCTTGTAATAAATTTAACACCTTCTGTTAAATGAGTAGATGCATCAGTTAAATAACTAGAAATACTTCCAGTAATTGTTTCTATATCAGTTCTAAAACTCACTGAACTTTTCCTCCAAATAGATTAGTAAAAGCTGATTTAGCACTAGATAGTGCCTTTTTTCCACCGCCACCTACTCCTCTGGCAGCTGCATTATAAGTTCTGTGTAAAGCTCTTCCAGCTCTTAAAGCTTTTGTACCAGGAATAAGTAGTGAACCTATATTCCAAGCAGCTTGAACTGATCTTTTAACCACATTTACGGCTCCACCTCTTACTGGTTTAAAATATTGCCCAGTTTTAGTGGGTATAGTTTTACCTCTAACCATCTTGGTGGGTCTTCCAACTTTATTTCCGTATGTTCCTTTGCCCTTTGGCATAATAATTCTCCTTTTAATATGGGGGAGTATATTGCAACTCCCCCTATGTTAATTAGCCTTAGCTAAATTTCAATACAGTGTGAGTTTCTGGTAATTGAATTTCTAGACCTGCTTCTGTAAGAACCATGTCTTTTCTACCATCAACGTCTCTGTTTTGAACGTTAGTGATAATTTGAGTATCACGTGATACACCGTTACCCATTAAAGGACGGTATGCTACGTTATTCAAATCGATCATAACAGCTGTGTTTTCATGAATACCTCTGAATAGTGGTTCCATAACAAAGTTAAGGTTACCATAAAGAGTTGATATTCTTGTAACGTTGTGTCCGAAAGAACCTTGTACGTTTTGAATATCTAATCCACTACCAACTTGACTGTTTAACGCCATTGTATTACCTAAGAAAGATGTTCCACCAAGTTTATTCAACCATGATAGTACTTTTCTTGAAGCTAATACTAGTTTTTCACCACTGTTTCCTGACTCAGGAGAGAATACATCTTCCATTGCGTCAATAAAGTGATCGTATGTAGCTGAAGCGTAAGCAAAGGTTTTAACTTTACCGAACATTTCAGCGTAAGGTACGATACCCCAAGTTCTACGAACTGGGCCAGTTGATGTTGTATCATCAGATCCGATACCAAATAACATTGCATGCTCAAGATCCATCTTATGTTCCATAAGTTTTTCTTGATATACACGCATGTATTCGTTGTTTACTCCACGATAACGTGTAGCAAGAGCTGTACCAGAGAATAGAGGTACTGCAGTCTTAAAGATCTGACAGTATCCTTCTCTGTTGTAGAACTCATCGTTCCAACCTTCTGGGTCGGTTGATCCTTCAGCAAAAGCTGAACCAACAACTTGACCTTTACCTTCTGCTCTAAAGATTAGTTTAGAACCAGAAGCTGGTGTGATTTCACCCTTAAGGGCTGCATCTGCACCATCAGCTGAACGAGTAGGCTTATAGACTGTTTTGATCCAAGTCATTACAAGTCTAGCTTCTTCTGCTGCTGTTGCTAAGTCAGGTGCTGCTGTGATTTTATAATAAGCAATAGCTGCCGTTTCACTTCCTACTCCAGCATCAGAACCATTAGCATCGTATTCACATTCGATTGCTACGATTTGATTTTCAAGTAAGAAATTCGGTTGTACTGCTGTGTCTACCTCTCTACCAAATTTATCATATAGGCAGTCTACGTCAAACGATGCTCCTGATGCAATATTCCAACCAGAACTATAAGCTGCGGTTGTAATAGCTGCGACCATATTGAAGTTACGTCTTTGATACTGGTGTCTTTGTTCTAAGAACTTGAACACTGGATCGTCTGTAGGTACTTTTGCTACATTTGATAAATAAGTGAAGAAAGGAGATTGTTGAGGAGCTAATTCAGCGACTCTTTCACCGAAGTTAAAGATTCGTCTATCGACATTAATCGATGTTCCCTGAACTGCTTCTCCTGGTATATTACTATATACGTTTGCCATCATTTACTCCATTGTTAAAACGGATTCTTCTTTTTGTATGTTGTTACCATAGAATCCATTAGTTGATCTTCTACTGTTTTTGATGACTGCCTTGAAGCACCTGGTTGTACACCTATTGGCTTAGGAATACTAAGTTTCTCTTGTCTAGATTGCATTAGTGCTTGTTTTTCTTGGGCTTGTGGAGATACTTGTTGAATCTCCTGTGAACCTACGTTCATGTCCATTTGATGTAACTTAACTAAATTATCTAAACTAAGTGAATCTGGACTAGTCATTTTAGACATAAAATCATTAGCTTCCTGAGGAGTGTAGTTATATTTGCTCTGAAGATCAGTTATTACAGCTTGATCTCTTTGCATTTTTTGCACTTCAGCTTCTTGAGCTTTCATTGCACCTACTCTCTCAGCTTCCACCGCTGATGTATAGTCTACCATCTTGTCCATATAACTTTCCCTAGAATCTACATATTTTGCAGATTCACTTTCAGGATCGTCTAGTGCTTCAGAATGAGAGAAGTTAGCAGGTTTATTAGGTTTAACAGGCCTTTCTATTGAAGGTGTCTCCTTTTCAACACGATCTTCCTTAGCAGGAACACTTACTCTTGACATAACATCTGCCATTTGAGATTTTAGCATTTCCACTTCAGCTCCACGTTTATCTGCTTGACTTTGCCAGTATTGATAACTGTCAGCCTCATTCTTGGAATCTGGAGTCTCCTGAACTGAGGAAGGTTCACTTATAGTGGTATCTTCTGGCGTTTCGTTTTTTGCAACAAACGTCTCGTTTTGAGATTGCCCAAAAATATCAGCAAAAATGTCTTCCTGTTGTGAATTAGATTCTGTTGCAGTCACATCTAATCCTTGTTGTTCTTGTACTTCAGTTCCTTTTTTTTCTTCATTATTCATAATGTCTCCTTTTCTAACTCTCCATATCCTCAGCTACCTTACTATATAAGTCCTTTTGGTTAGCTTCTGGTTTTACAGAGTTTATCAGATTTGCTTTTGTGTCATTAAGTCTAGCTTTATATAAGCTAGCTGCCATATCAGCTCTGTTAGATACTTTATCTAACTCTCCACTGAATTTTTCTACCTCTAAACGTTTCTTAGCATGTACTTCTTCACGTTCAGCGGTTTGAAGATCTCCTTTGACCTTCTTTAATTCTTGTTGTAATTGTTCATTCTGAGCTTGTAATTGTTGCATTTGACCAGCACGTTCAAGTACACCTTCAACATCTACTAGTTCTGTCTTCTTAAGAACTTCAACTTGATCAATAAGACCCATCTTAAACATCTCTATATAATTTTGTTGTAATGCCATTCTATTTGATGGTAATGTTGAGCCCGATACAATCACAACGTCATATCTTCCAACTCCAACATCATGAAACTTCTTAACTGCTCCATCATCCATCTGTTGATAGAAATTAATTCTTTCTTCTTTTTCTAACCCATTAGGTTGTAATAAACGAATAACTTTTTCTTCGGTATAAATTTGCTGCATTAAAGGTATCGCAACCTTAGCAGCTTGATTTAACATATTTTCTATGTCATCACGTCTAGATTTAATTCTTCTTTGCCCAAATTCATCTACAACCATTGTACCTCTAGCAGTAGAAGGTGCGTTTGTAGCACCGCCTTGCATTAATTCAAAAATACCAAACCCGTATTCTAGGTCGTATTTAGCATCTGCTTCATTTTTATAAAGCTCATTAGGGAGTGGAACTGGACCAGCGACTATGGGTGCACCTAGCTCAGCATCAAACTCAATAACACTAGTTCCAGCTTTACTCCATTCCTCCTCAATTTGACGGAGGTCTGCTGAGCCACGAGGTATAAGAAGTTTTATATTGGTACTTGTGCTTGCATGTGCAATAATTAATGAACGAATCTTATTAATGTATTCTTGAAGAGGTCTATATAGTCTTACATCAGACTCTGGATAAGGATTACGATGATGAACGTTCATTAACGGTATAATAGGATAGTCTTCAGTTGGCAGCATTCTTTTATATATTAAGTTATCTCCAACAGAAACCACTAATTGTATACAAGGTTTTTCTATTTGATTTGCACTAATTTCACCTAAACCAATTAATTCTTCAGTAGAAATAGGGATTAACACCGTTGTACTACCAGGTAATACATTAGGTGCATCTGTTTCTTCTCCAGGAGTTCTTACTGGAGCTTTTGGTATTAATTGTCCACTTTCATCCATTTCTGGTTCTGGTAATACATAGTGAAAAACAGGTCCCATATCTACTATAACATCTATTAAATCTGCTATTGCATCATCGTCAAAAATTACAACCTCTTCTCCAGTGATTTTTCTGATCTTAATGTACTTCTTTGCGAAATACTCATTAAACTCTGATTCTGTAAATACAAACTCTCTATCAGAAAATGGTTCGAATATGTTGTAATAAGGTTTTAATTCTTTTGTATATCTTTCTGAATACTTTCTCTTAGTATGGAAATTATCATCTCCATCGTCTGTAGAAAACATCTGACCTTCTGTTGCTGCTAAATCTGTAGTAGGACGATCATCGTCATTTATATTGTCCGATTCTGAATTTAGAATAATATCCATATATTCTGGGTATATCTTTTCAGCTGCTTCGTCTGTAATTATTTTAGATACGATTATATGTCCAGCATCTCTTGCATAAGGATCTTTAGAATTTGGATCTATGTATACATCCAATGGGTCAATCGCTTTTATACAAACTTCTCCCTTACCAAGATCTGCATGAGGATCTTGATAAACCTGCATAACACCCATACCACCGACATAGTAGTCATCTATAATTCTTTTTAATTCTTCGTCACCAGAAGATTTTTGCCACATATACTGAAATAAGTCTGAAAATACTGATGCAGTTAATCTATCAGAGTCTTCTCTTGCAGTTGCTCTAAATTGTGGTGAGTTGTATGTAAGTAAAGACTTTGCTGTTTCTACGATTGGGTGAATACGATTTACTACGATTGGTGCTTGACCTCTAGATTCTAGAACTTCCTGTTCTTCTTGAGTCCATTGAGCCCCCGCTCTAAATTCTACTGCTTCTTGAAATTTTTGTGCCCATGTTTCTCGTGCACTTTTGTATTCTTGAAATATCTCTCTAGTTAGTTCAACATCTTCATTTGCTTCTCTAACGTCTACTCTGCCAGGTTCAAAACCAAAAACTTCTTTAAGGTCTAGTCTATTCTGACTTCTCGTTCTTGCTGTCTTCTTTTGTATGTTCTGTGGCATGTTTTCTTTCAAATAAAACATAACCCTTTGGAACTTTTATTTTGTCTAGATTTTTAACCATATTCACAAAATCGTTAAACAAAAGGCTATATTTTTGATCTATATTTTTTCTCATATAGGATACCAACGAAATTAAAGGTTTTTTTGTGAATTTGTCAAGTATTATTTATAATAATTTCCAACTCTTCTTTGGCTTGTAATAATAGTCATCTTCTTCGTCATATACTGCAGTTGCAGTATGTGCTGGCCTATAGCAATTTTTGTTAGCATAAAAGAATCCATCTAATAAATCATCATGCTTACCTCTAGGATATAATAATAGCTCATCCACAAAGTGCTGCATATCTGGTTTTATGTACACTTTACCATTTGCAAACAAAGGTTGAAGACTTTCTAACCTATAAGACTTGGAAGTTCTAGGATTCTCTTTTATTTCTAATCCAGGAATAAACATTCCCATCTGTTCAGACTGTTCTTTAATGTATTGACGTAACATTTCTTGATATCCTACAGATTCTATTCTAGTCTTAGAACTTCTATATTGTCTAAAATTATCTATTACTGCGTCAGCTAAATCTAAGGGTGTAGCTCTTTTTCTATAATAGGGAAGTATAAACCTGTTATTATCTTCATCTATTGCAATATTAAATACAACAGAAAAGTCAGCAGTCTTTTTAGTGCTAGATGCGGGATCGACACCAGTAAACACGTTTACAGGTCTAATCTCTTCCACTTCCTCACCATTTAGGTTCGTCAGTACGAGATTCGACAATCCCTGGTCATCTCTTTCGATAAAGCCATCGTAATAATTAAAGTGCTCTTCTCTAAATAGATTATCTTCGTCTCCTACAATTTGGCAGAGATACTCACGATAAAACACAGATAATCTGTTAATACTGTCTAATTCTTCTTTTTTCTGTATTAATTTTTCTATGGGCCACACTTCTGGCCATAAAGATTCTTTTGTCTCTAATACAGGTCTAAATTCCAATGTATCCCAACCCTTCATATCTTTTAGTGTCTCCACTAAGCAACGTTGGTGCTGGGGAGTACCAATAACAGCAATCTTACCACGGAGAGGATCTAATGATGGAACACCAGATTGTAGCAACCAACGAAGGTTAAACTCCATAGCTTCTGCTGTTTTAGTATTGTTTTCATCTTCAGGGTCATCTAGTATCAACAGAGTAGGACGTTGATTTCCGTGTTTGATTCCTCTTATCTGTTGACCTGTACCCTTACATATAATAACTGATCCATCTTTTAGCTCTATCTCTGTATTTGTCCACTTTCTTGCTGATTGTTGTCCCCAGTAACCAAAAAAATACCTGAACTCCTTTGAATAGTCTAACACATCTTTTATAGTACCAAGAAGCTTTGTAGCGTGAGATTGCGTACGAGAAACAAGAACAACTACCTTTGTCCCCTTATTAAACATAAGGTGGAATAAGGGATAAACACCTGCAACCACAGATGATTTAGCATGACCACGAGGAGCAATAATGTTTAACTGCTTCTTATCTTCGTCATGTAAGCTGTCAACTATCGTATAATGGAAACCTGGAGAGTTCTCACTAAACATATTAGGCATAACCATTCTACCAAATAACAGCATATCTTGCTGCATTTCTAATAATATTTTATCTTTATCCATCGAAAATCACCCTTATGTCCATATCTTTAGCCACATCCTTAAGTGTTGCTATGAATAATAGTAAAGTATTTTTATCCTTCGATTTTATTACTATCGTTTTCTTCACCTGATTCTAGCTCCTTTATTTTAGTAGCCTTTAGTTTTTTAGTTTGTTTTTCGTATGTATTTGCAATTTGATGAGTCATATCCATTTCTAAAGACTCTGTTACCTGCTTAGTCTTAGGTTTCATATCTAAATATTCACCTAATTCTTTAGCTGCACGTATCATATTAGCTGGATCTTCCTTCATCTTTGCTACATCTACCGCATCTTTCATTACGTCAAGAACAAAACCTTCGTCAATGTTCTTCTCTAATAAGACTTCTTTTAGTTTATCTGCCATGATTCTTTTTACTTCCTTTGTTTTTAATAGTTTTTTTACAGCTAACGCTGGGTTTTTCTGGTCAGGCCTGTATATTAGCCCTAATTTGTCCATATCTGGTCTTTCTCCTGCCATTTTATAGGCTAAAAAAGCATCAATGGCTAAATCTGCCCTATCTCTGTTGGCTTCTAGCTCACTATAGCTCTTTGTAGAGACATTAGAGTAGTTTTTACTAGCATATCTAGGTTCAAACTCTAATTTACCCGTATCTGACACCCATTGTCTACCATACGGGTATACCATCTCTATGGCTGTGGCGTAGTAATTACGCCCTAAGCACTCGGCAACGTACCCATCGTCACTGATTCCCCACTCTGTGGGTTTACATTTAGACCAATGCTTATATTTCTTACCCAATTCTTTAAATTCTTTTTCAGGGTAGATATAGTAGTCAAAGTCTTCAAAGTTATTTATCTTCAGCTTTCTCGTTATCTTTATCATCTAGCTCTTTATTTAACTTATCTTCTTCGGATATTACATCATCCTTATAGTTGTCCTCTAAATACTGAACAAACTCCTTTTTATTATTGTTGAACTTAACATATTCATCTAAAGCCTTATCTGTAGTAAACGATGCTTGCTTTAAGGTATTGATCTGTAACTGCATTCCTTGCATTATACTCATCATATCTCTATATGTTAACTTTTTTTTAGCTTTCTTCATTTTTTACTTGACATCCTTTTTTAA